ATAATTCTCTGTTTCTATCATGGGTCTTTTTAAGGGTAATCCTGCATCTTCATGGACTCGTTTATCAACAATGAATATCACATTACTATTCTTTATAGGTCCATTTGACCTCATTAGCAACTTAACTCCTGGAATTGCTTGCTTAAAGACTACTTCATGTTTATTTAAGAAAGTCGAAAATGAAATACAGACTTCGTGCATAATTTGAGCCCATAAATTCAAACAGCATCCAATTCTGGTTCTAACAAGTTCTTCGCTAAAATCTACAGTGCTAAAATCTCCATGGACCCTCAGAGAACTCCTGTAAAGCTCTCCAGCTGCCGTGTCCAAAACGTCCCAACCAGCACTTTTATTCAATCTCAACCAATTAGCTTTATTTTCTACAAAATCTTTGACCATCTTTTGTCCTAAAGTTTCTTCACCATCCTCGTCAACTAAAGGCACCACTGATTTCATCATCAAACGTCTGTCTGATAATTTTTCCTTGAATTTCTTTCCTTGCCACCCTTTGGTTGCTAAGGCCAGTTGATCTCTGAAGCTCAAAGATACCCTTGCTCTATTCTCTTTTGATCTTATCTTGTGTATCTCAGATTCATTCAGGCTGTATGTCAGTGTGTTCTTTTCAGATAACATTTTATTCTCTTTCTCAATGTATTCTTCTCTAATTAACTCTCTCTTCTCATCATCAATTTCATCATTCAATTTTGATCTCAATTTTAACAGTTCCATGGAATCCTCATAATCTCTCTTGCTTTCATCTTTGGCTAATATACTAGCCAATGCATCCTTAGCGTCTGCACCTAATTTATTTAAATTGCTTTCAGTTATTTCTAAATGAAGATCTTTCCCGTCTTCTCTGAGCATTTTAAGCAGATCACCATCGCTACTCAGCAATTCTTTTTTCTTTTCTCCTATTTCTTTATCAGACAACATCTTCGTCAATTTCCTTTTCTTCTCTTCTTCTCTTATCCTGTTAATTACAGTCTGACGATCATTCACTAATCCTCTTCTTTTGATTTCGTCTTCTTCTGCTATGGCTTTCATCATCATTATGTTCATTTCCATTCCTCCTTTCAAGGCATATTTTTTGTCCTCTTCTTC